CCAATAGTAGGCGCATCGGGCACGTCAGATATAGCCGTGCCAGATTTGGTTATGCCTGACGTGTTAGCACGTTTGATATTGGGCATTACCTACTCCTTGTCTTTACTGGAAAAGAATTATACTGGGCAAACTAGTTTGCTAGTGCCTGTGCTTCTTCCTCAGTAAGACCAAGAGCAGCGAGTTTTGCTAGGGCTGCTGCTTTTGCTGCTGCCTTTGCTGCTGCTGCTGCTTCTTCTGCTGCTTTTGCCTCAGCGTATGCTGCTGCATCGGCTTCACGTTGTGCGATTTCTTCTGCGGTTAGAGGAACGATTGTTTCGGTCCCTGTTGCGCAATCGACAACGATTTTGGTCAGTGTTTCTGCCATGGGTGTATCTCCTTGATTGGTTGGTTAGGTTTTGCTTATTCCGTATAGAGTTGCGGTTGTATATTGTACGAAGTTTCCTGCTGCTGGAAATAATTGAATTACGTTTATGGCGCTAGTACTTGACCATAACCAGGTTTGAAGTCTGACTTGAATTGCTCCGTTATTTTCATTACTTTCAATAACTGCATTTGTTGATAAAGGTTTGTTACTACTAGAGTTGTAATTTGGTAAATAAAATTCAACATTTGAAAAAGTATTACTAGTTGAAGTATTAGCATTCATTACTGTATTAAATCTATCAGTAGTTCCTGAACCAGCATATGCTGAAGTGCCATCACCAGTTATTTCTCTATAACTATAGATTGCGCTAGAACTTACAGTTCCGTTTCCTATGCGGATAGAACAGTCAGTACTTCTACTAGCAGTATTTGAGCGACCAGATATTTTAACAAGCAAATCAGTATAAGTATTAGGAATGCTAGTAAAGTCAATACTGCTTGCCCCACCGCTGCCCACTGTGGTTGTCGCTATTGCTATATGTGTAGTTGCCATTATGCAGCCTTTATTCCATATAGAGTAAAAGTACAACCAACATCAAAAGTTCCTGACTGTCCTGCTGGTCTGTTAAAATTTAATTGGGTAATTGCTGAAGTGTTACGCCATAACCCAACAACTGTTCCATTTTGTGGTTCTGGTCCACCAACTGCTCCAAATCTACTCAACCAACTTTTGTAAGTAGTAGAATTTGAATAGTTCATAAAGTTTATAACAGCAATTCCTGAACTATTTTTATTTGTAAGGCCCGAATTTCCACCATCGTAATTTGATGCTCTACCTGATAGTGCAGAGGCAGAACCATTCTCAAATACGTTAGTGTATGAATAATTACTTCCACTATCACCATTCATCTCAACCTCTAATGACATAGCGTTATTAGCAGTAGTATTTGTTCCAGTAAAAATTACTACTAAATCAGTATAAGTTTGAGGAATGGATGAAAAGACTACGCTAGTAGAAGTGCTGCCTAGCGTTGTCGTTGCAATCGGTTCGTATGTTGAAGCCATTATGCGCTCTTAATTCCGTATAAGGCAAAATGGGAATACTGAGCCCAGTTTCCATTATTGCCAAATATTTTTATACTTGTAATAGCGGTTGTACTAAGCCATAAACCAGAACTATAGGTAAGCGCTCCGCTTCCATTTTTATCTAAACCATTTAGATTTCTAACTGTTTTATATTTATTTGTATTTGCATAATCTAAAATATCAAATACACCAACAGAAAATATGTTTGCTGATGTTTGTGCAGTAGAAACTTCACCGATAACAATTTGTCCTTGAACACCTGCTGCAATAGCACTAGCAGTAGCGGTGGAGCCATCTCCAAGAATCCAGTGATAAGACACGTAATTTGCCGCAGTTGTATCACTATTGAATTGTATTGAAAAGTTATCTCCGCTGGCGTTTCTTGTATCCCTTGCTAATAATCTCACTTGTAAATGAGAATATGTTGCAGGAATAGATGTAAATTCTGCACTTGTAGCACCACCACTACCAACGCTAATCGTAGCAATAGATTGAAAAGGGGTAGGAGTTGTAGGAGTAACACTGTTAGAAGCCGAAGATTGAACAGCGCTCCAGGTTCCAGATGAGTTTGCGCCATATACTTTAAATGTATATGCAGTTCCACCAGTTAATCCGCTAACGGTAATTGGACTAGTTGCAGATGAGCCAGTAATAGAACCAGGTGTAGAGATAGCGGTAAAAGATGTAGCCGCACCACCAGTTGCTGCTGCTGTATAAGCAACAGTTGCAGATTCTTCTCCTGCAGTGGCAGAACCAATCGTAGGTGCATCAACAACATCGGGGACAGCAGTAATCCCTGGCATCACCGACTTGTTAGAGACCTTGTTAGTAATTGACATCTAATTACCCTAACTAAGGCTTAAGAGATTTCAGAGCCGAATAATGAGAATGAAAGGTTGGCAGATGATGCGTATACGCTAACGACATCTGTTGTCGCTAAAGTTAGTCCCACAGTAAGAACAGTGGTATCTGAAGCGGCGACTGTTGCACCATAAACAATGTAGTGCTGTGCTGCTGCTGCCGCTCCTGCTGGACGCACCGCAATACGATATGTAGCAGCAGAGGCAGTCTGGTTACAGATGGTGATGCTCGATACAACCGTTGAGGTTGATGAAGGCACGGTATAGAGCGTGGTTAGCGTTGTGGCTGCTGGGTTTGATTGACCCAAAACTTTGTATGCTGTTGGCATGAAACTCCTTCAGTAAAGGTACGCCTAGGTTAATTGGTACAAGCCCTGTATGTGGGTTAAAGTGTACCTCATGAATTTGGTGCATAAATCGGTATCTCAGGGCGGAAATTTATCGCCCCTTATAGTGCCCCACAACCTGCCTGATAATACAGGCATTATGAACCCCTCCATCTTTATCGACGACGATGGCGATATCCTGGTCAATGTCCGATGTGTTAATTATACCCTCTATATCTCGGAAGAGGATGAGCGATTCTTCAGTCCATGGGGGCCACTTACTTATCTACATCCAGAGAAAGACCAGAGGCTCGTCACTTTTAACTATATGTGCCGACTTGATAAGGACCTCAATCTCATCAACTCTACTCAGGTGGAGATGCTCAATCTGCATACTCCTATTTGGGAATTCCACGGATTAGAAGATGCTCGTGTAGTGCGCTGGGAAGGCGACCTCTACATGATTGGTGTGCGTCGTGATACCACGACTAATGGACAAGGTCGTATGGAGTACTCCAAGATTGATTTAGACAAAGACAAGTGGACTGCTAAGGAAGTCTCACGCGTGCGCATGCCCGCGCCCGTGCACGAGGACACCTCTTATTGCGAAAAGAACTGGATGCCCATTCTTGATTTCCCATATCACTTTGTTAAGTGGACGATGCCTACAGAAGTAGTGTTCTCTAATCCTGAGAAGCCAGAGACTTTCCAAGAGTTAACACGAGAAACCCCTACATCTCCTAAAGACCAGCGTGGTGGTTCACACGTCATTCCTTGGGGCGACTTCTACATCTGCTTTACTCACGAAGTAGCGCTATGGCGCAACTATCTCAACCAGAAGGATTCGGTCTATAGACATCGTCTCGTTGTTTGGGATAAAGACTTTAACTTCAAAGGACTGAGTAAAGAGTTTGCATTTATGGATGTAAAGATTGAGTTCTGCACAGGCGCTGCAGTCAGAAACGACAATCTACTTGTTAGTTTTTCTGTTGCTGACAACGCCGCATTTATTCTTGAAGTTCCTCACCATGTGGTCAACGGCATGATTACGGAGGCTCTATCGTATGTTGGTTAAAGACCTTGCAATTGATTTGGCTTTTAATACTAAAGACCCTAATAAAAACTTTGCATTAGCAGAGGCTTATGAGAAATTAGACCAACACGCATCTGCTGCTGGATTCTTTTTACGAGCCGCAGACTTTGGTTATAAAACAAACCCATTACTCACCTACACATCTCTACTAAAGATGGCGCTCTGCTTCTCTCGTCAAAAGGACCGTACAGCAACGGTCATGACTACTCTGCATAACGCTATTGCGTTTATGCCATCACGACCAGAGGCGTACTTCTTATTGGCTAGGTTCTATGAACGAAACAGAGACTGGCATAAGGCTTACGCATTTGCTGAATTAGGGCTGCAGTTCGCTATGGTTGCTCATCATGAACCTACGCCTGGATACGTGGAATATAACGGAACATACTGCTTGATGTTTGAGAAGGCTGTAACAGGATGGTGGATTGGGCGCAAAGAAGAAAGTCGTGTTCTTTTCCAGAATCTATTAGATAACTACGAGATGTCTCCTGAGTATGTGTATGGGTGTCTCAATAACATGAAGTTGTTTGCATGATATTTCCTAATTGGTTTAAGGATGTCGAGAAGTACTTTAGACATGTGCCACAAGTTCCACTGAGAGTCTTGCAGATTGGTACCTATACAGGTGATGCCACAGAGTGGCTACTTAATAATCGCACAGTTGAGCGCATCAATGATGTGGATACCTGGCAGGGAAGCGTTGAAGTGGACCACGAATCGATAGACTTCTCTGAAGTAGAGAAGTATTACGATTCCCGTATCACTGATGACCGAGTGACTAAGTTCAAGATGACTAGCGATGAGTTCTTCATCGTCAATGAGATGAGTTATAACTTCATCTACATTGATGGCGACCACACAGCCTCACAGACTGCACTGGATGGTCTCAATGCCTTTAAATGGCTTGAAACAGGCGGTGTAATGGCCTTTGATGACTATCTATGGAACTACAACGGCAATCCCTTCCTAGAGCCTAAGAGAGGCGTAGATGCCGTTCTAGAGGTAT